TTAATGCCTGTTGTTGTAGCTACTATAGTACCTTTCCTACAGGGATTGTCTCCTGAAGGCGACTGGACGCATTTAAACGTGTATTTCAAGGATAGTTATGAAACTCTGGACACTTTACCTCAATGGTATAGATACGTCCTTTACGCGGTCGTTATAGACGTTTTAGGTTTTAGAAGCTTTGCTAGGAAAATTGTAGACATGTATTTAGATAGAAAGAAAACGAATAATGACCTATTATAATGAGTATATTATAATAAGTAAGTAAATAAAGATAAACGCAATGAAAACATTAACAAATAACCAATCAAACGAGTTGTTGTTTATAGATAACAAAACACTTCTTAGTACAATTATAGAAGGAGAGTTAATTCAATTAGGTAGTGCAAATAGTACTCCTATACCAATTTCAATTAAATCGATAGATTGTTTTACAATAACTTACGAAGTATCATTAGAAAGTAATCAATTAAGAAACGCTACTTATTTGTTAAATGTACTTAATCCTGATGGAGGTATAATTTCATCAACAACAGTTAGAGTTGATGGAAATACTGAACCTAATAGAGCTTATGTTGTATTAGATTCTGGAGCTGGAACTGGAAGTAGTAGTACTGGAGGCAGTACAGGTGGTAGTACTGGTGGTAGTACTGGAGGTAGTACTGGTGGTAGTACTACAGGAAGCCCTGTTATATATGCATCTAGTAAATACTACATACAATTAGACGAGGCGTACACTCTGAATATACCTGTTTCAAACTCACCTACATCTTTTTCCGTATTTGGTTTAATAGATGGTTTATCTTTTGATACTACTACAGGTAGAATAACAGGTACAGTTACAGGTGTTGATAGATTAGAATCAATGTATATTACAGCTACAAATTCTTTAGGCTCTGATAGTAAACTTATTTATTTTCAGATAACAAATGAAGACCCAAGTATATTGCATCCACCTGATAATTATAGAGTTACTGAGGTAAGGACTACTTCTTGGTACTTTATTGGTTGGGAATACAGACCTTATTCAGGTGAAGTAGCAACAACGACAACATATAAAAATGGAGTACAATATCGTGTATCAGTTAATGGTGGTAACGGAAGTAGAAAAACTGGTGTTTCTGTACCGAATCTAACAGAGATTGTTAATACATATCACTCAAAGTTTACAGATACCTTAGGTAATGTTAGTAGATATTCAGATAGATTAATTGTTGATGGATATGAAGCTGAGAAAATTCAGTCTTATGACGCTATAAGTACAGCAGGAACAGCTTTATCGGTACCTACTGTAAAACCAACGCAATTTTATTACATACAGAAAGATGTTACGTTTGAGTTCGATTGCTCTAATATTGTATACAACAACCCTACATCTTATTACTTATTTTCTTACTTTAGTACTGGTACTTATGAAGGAGATACGTATGAATTAGCAGGTTCGTTCGATGATACGACAGGTATTCTTACATCTATAGCTTCTGGCGATGGTTTAGCTGGATTTGATAAATTCGGAAATGCAGCAGGTCTTCAAGCTACAAATGACAATGGTGATTCAGTTAGTTTGTATATTAGATTTAAGTATGTTGATTACAATCCTAACGAATTAAGAAAACCTAAGAACGTTATTTTAGAGACAGTTGAAGAGGATTATTTAACATGGGAGTACGATAGTTATAATAAAAATATTACAGAGATAGAAATTTACAAGAACGATGTTTTACTAAAGATTGTTATTAATAATAATACTAAAGCTAAAGTTATAGGAACTGGAGTAGATAATACTTCTGGAGATACTTGGAAAGTTAGATTTAGAGATGTAGACGGACTTTATTCTGACTTCTCAGATACAATATAAATAATAAAAATAATAAAAAAATGAGCATAAAGATTTATAGAAAGAACAACTTCGTAGTTGTAGATGAGGATAATTCATCTATAAAATACTTAGCTTCACAGAAAGCTGATTTTGATGACGTAGAGGATAGTGGTTTTGTAGTATGGAACGTAGATAACTCTAAAGAGGTTTATAGTTTCATGGCTAGTGAGCTTCAGGATGAAGATGGTGTAGCTGTAGGTGATAAAGCAGCTGTATTAGAATACCTTAGTTCTAATATAAATTTTAAGACAGGCGTAGGAAGTAGTACGTCTAGTGAGGATGATGGTAAGTCTGGTTACTCTAGAACCTCTGCATTTACTAACGGAAGTGAAACATATACACAAGCTGATGTAGATGCAGGAATATTTAAAGTATTTTCTTTAAACGAAGCTAATCACTTAGCAAATGATAATCCTTATTGGAGTACACCAACACCTAGTGGTACAACAGGAATAGGTTTATTTCAAGGAGCAAACTTACCTAGCAATGTTACTTCTTTAATGGATTATAGTTATGTATTTAACGACAACTACCCTAGTGATGGCACGACAGGTTTTGAGGGTTCTACAGGTAGGATTAAATTAAATGATTGTAGATACGGTGATTTACTTAAAGTGCGTTTCGATTTTAATGTTATACCACAGATTTCTAACACGACAGTAGAACCTGCTTTATGGTATTCTAACAGAAATGATAACGACGATATTACGTACACATTTCCATTAACTGCACAGCCTATATTTTATGGCTCTGGTACAGTAGGAAAGACGTATTTGAATAGAGTAGAGATATCTGCTTGGATAACTTCAAACGAGGATATAAACGCTTTATCTTTACCTGCTATTAAGTCAGATAATCCTGTAATAATCGAACCTTTAGGAATGTTAATAACTATAATCAGATAAGATATGTCTATAAAGATAAAAAGAAACGAAGCAGGTAACTGTATAAATTTTGAAGGCTCAAGTAATCCAACGTATTGGAACGCTTGTTTAAGTGCTGTTGTAGATGTTAATTTAACAAATACTGTTAACGTGGTAAATGACATAATAACAGCTCAACTAGGAGATGTAGAATATGAGTTTTACCAAATACCTTTTGAACAATTCTCAGACAAGGATGGTAACTTATTCGCAAATGCTCAAGAATGTGCAGATTACATAACTTTAAATGCTAATGTAATTGGACTAAGTGGTGATGGTATTGACTTAAACGGTGTAAATGTATGCTTTGGATTAGATGCGACAAGTACATCAATAATGTTAGATAATGGTTACTCTTATGGAGTAAATACTATACAATCTACAATTAATGCAGATGGTACTATTCATATAGTATCTGCAAATGGAGGAGATATTACTCACTTCTATGGTTTAGAGGTAGGTAATGCTTGTCTAGATAATGGTGTAATAGCTGGTGGACTTAATGATATTAATAATACTTTAAATGAACTATTCACAGTAGGTGCATTTGAAGCAGTAGTGATTGCAGACCCACATAGTACAATAGTTGCTGATGTAGGTGGTGTAGGTACTACAGGAGGCTTAGTTGGTAATGCAATTAATCCATCAGGAAATGACATAGGTGCAGGAGTTGAAGCACACTATAATAAAGCAGGTTATAAGTCTACAGAGACTATTGACCAATCAGGAGAGTACTTTACTTTCAATATGAGAAACGAAGGTGTCTTTGGAGCTTGTTTAGTTTTAGACGACATAGCAGACGCACAAGGTAATTTAACTTATGCAGACCCAACTAAATTTTGTGATGGTACTGGTGATGGTAATCATGGTATTCAATGGGGAATGTTCTTTCACCCTTCATCAGATGGACCTTGGACTCATTTCGGAGCTAAAACAGGTGCTATAGACGGTAGTGGTTTGAATGGTGCAGATGCATTTAGATATTCTAATGATGGTGCTAATTGGTTGGCAGGTGATGCTGAAGAGTTTAGAATCGGTATTGATGCTAATAGCTATATCTCTATGGAGTATTATAACAATGATACATCTTTATGGGTTGTAATTTCAAGAACTAACTATGCTGTAGGTAACAATGTAAAGTTTCATTTAGGTATTAAATTTTCTGACTCAGTTGTAAGATTAGTTGACAATCCAAAAGTACACTTATTAGAAGCTGTTGCACCTACAATGTATTTCAGATATATTGAAAGTCCAGATAATAACTTCGAGTATCCTTTATTCGCTACAGAAGAGGAAGCTTATTATTATGATTTAAATAGTGGTGGAACAGGAACGTCTCACACACATACTTATGCAGATGATGCAACTAGTACTATGTGGTATATGGCAGACAATGCTTCTACCATGACAGGGACTAGTGTACCAAGTGGAACTTATTTAACATTTATGAGTAACGCAGTAAATTATACAGAGATAACAAGTTTAACGGATGCAGATTTAACACCTCCAGCCTTTAGCTTTAGTGATATTTCACAAGAAGAGAATACTTCTGTTAACTTACAACTATATCCTTCAGGAGCTACTTTTAGCCAATCTGCAACAATAAGTCCTACAACAAGTGGATTAGTATATAATACTTATAGTCATTACTTACAAGGTACTTTATCGGACGTAGGTGCTGACACAGTTTATACAGTTACAGTAATTAGAGCTAATTCATATGGTTCTACTTCAAGTACATTTACAATTACAGCTACAGACGTACCAGTTGCTAGTACATTAACTACACCTTGGGACAAAGCGATTGTACTTAATGGAGCTAATGAATATCTAAAGCAAGAACATAATAGTAATTCTTTCAACCCAATTAATATGGGAGGTATGAACAACGATGTGTGGGGAGCTAACAATGGTAAAACATCTACAGATACAGATGCTAGACCTTGGAGTATTTCGCAAGTAGTTTATATAGATAATTCTAAACCTCAGTGTTATTTCTCACAGGGTGAAAATTCAGTCAATGACAGAATATCTTTAAGTACTCACGAAACAGGAGCTAACTCTAAGATAGAGTTCTATTGGGGACGTTCTACAGGCACAAATGGTGCTAATAGTAATGGAGTACAATTCTTATTTGATAAGCCTGCCGATGGTTGGTATGGTTATTACATAGATAGTACTGGGTTTAGACCTAACCAAACTCAATCAACTACAACTGCCTTAGCTTCTAACTTTAGATTTAAGCAAGTTGATTTATCTACAGGTACAGTAACAGATATCACAGGTACGTGGACAATAGTTGGTGATGGTAGATTAAATAGAGGTCTTAACGGTGATTTCTACATAGGTAGAGAATCAGATAGTAGCTTCAGCAGTAATCATTCTTTGAAAGTAGCAGCTACATTAATATCTACATTGAAAAGAGATTTCTTATTACCTGACGATACAGAGATATCTATGCAAGTAAGAGACCCATTGCAATGGGTTATTGATTATAGAGATGGAACACAGCAAAGATTAGCATATAATAATACTCCATATTCTTTTGATACATATTCAGAAAGATGTGTTCAGCTTTGGTTGATGGGAGATGGTTATTTGGATAGTTACTCTAATAACTTTAGAAATGACGTTAAGACTTCTGACCAAAGCTATACAATGCTAAGACTACAGAACATGGTATCTAACGATATAGAGAATGTAACTATTAACGGACTAACATAGTAATTAATAACAAGTAAATAAAAAACAATGAATGTATTTCAAAAAGCAGTAAACAACATTAAGTCAGGATTCGCTTCTTACACAGAAGTAACAAATTCGGCAAGTGTTGAGGTAAACCCAATGTTAAAATCATTGGAGCAAATGAATTATAGACCTAGATTTAAGTCTGTAGACAATCTAGAATACTTAACCTTTGGAGCATCTGATGATATAGATATTATGATTGATAAGCTGATGTACAAGTCAGCTACTCACTCTGGTATTATAACAAAGAAAGCTAAGATGATTACAGGTTCTGGCTTATCGGTTGATTCTCAATTGATTGGAACTAAAAACGCTAGGTTAAATACATTAATAAAACATGCTGGTGGTTCTAATGTAGGGCTTTATCAATTGATAACTAAGTCAGCATTTGAATATACTAAGAGTGGTGCTTGTGGCATTATCGTAGATTACGGTAAACCTAGAGATGGTAAAGTTATACCTGATGGAATCGTTAAATTTACAGCGGTTCCTGCAAGAGCAATGAGATTTGCTAGACCTAATGACGCAGGTGAGTATACTCATATTATATATAAGAAGTCATTTAAGTCTGGAGCTTTAGTTCCTGATGCAGAGTCTATTCCTTTATTTGACCCTTTCGCACCTAAGGTAGAAAGACAAATAATCTATGTTAAGAATCCTTATTCTATCTTAGATAGTTACGGATTACCTAACTGGATTGGAGCATTTAACTTTATTGAAGCTGATTTTGAATTTGGTGTACAGATAGAGAATGCTGCTAAGAATGGATTTACTCCTAAGACTCATATTACCATGATTGGTAGAAACATGAGTAAAGATGAAAGAAAGGCTGCTGCTGAGAATATTCAAGACAAAATGTCTGGTTCTCGTTCTGACCAAGTTCTTGTATCTTTTGTATCTAGAGAATCTGAGAAACCTCAAATAGATATGCTTGACTCTAGTCATTTAGATAAGACTATTGAAACAATGAGTAGGTTAAATGATGCTAAGATATTAACAGCACACAATATTACATCTCCAACTTTATTTGGAGTTATGACAAGTGGTCAAACAATGGGAGGAACAGGTACTGAAATGATAAGTGCTTTTAACCTGTTTAAGGCAACTGAAATCATTCCTGATAGAAAGGTTATCATAGATGCTTTTAGTTCTTTATTTGACATTACAGAGCTTGTAGGAGTTGAATTAGAGATTATAGACGAGGACATCAATGTAGATTTCAAAACAAAACCTGTTGAAGGTGGAAATGCTGATAAGAATCCTAATGCTAATACTAACAAAAAAGAAACTAAATAATGGCAGAGAATCTATTTATAAACGCGGAGTTTTTCAAGAGGAATATTCCGCATAAGCAAGTGTTTGACACTAACCAAGTTATGTCAGCAGTAAGACTTATACAGAAAACTAATTTAGTTAGTATTATTTCTGTTCCAGTATATGATAATTTTCAAGATAAGATAACTAGTGGTGAGGTTTTTACAGTTGCTGAAGAAAAGTTATTTGAAACTATGCAATTGTTTTTAGCAGTGAAGGTTGCTCAAGAATTGATTGATACATCTCCAAGTGCAATGGCAGATAATGCAAATGAATCGCATTTATCTTATGGAAATAAATCAACATTAATGGAGGCTCGTATAATTCGAGATATAAACAGAGATGAGGACTTGTTAGCTTTAGCTCAAACAGGTACCGATACTTTCGATACTGAAGAAATGTCTCAATCAGGCGGTTTCTATTTCGGTTAATATTTTTTGCTTAATTAGTAGGTAGAGTTAGTTGTTCTCTACCTACTTTTTTTGTGCCTTATAGTTTAAATTCTTTTGTTACTCTAATCCCTATAAATAGATTCCTATCGACTACACCTAGATTCAGACCATCTCTTGCACCATTCTCGTAATACAGTCCAGATTCAAACTTAAAGCCTCCTTTTATATTTCTAATCAAAACTGACTTTGCTCCAACCCATTCATTTGTAGTGCTTCCTACATATCCACCCCAAACTTGTAGCGAATACTTTTTATCTAATTCATAGAATAAATTTACAGAAGCCTTGCTGACCACTATATCATTCATACCTATCGCTGTTCCTGTAGAGACACTTATTCGTCTCCATTTCTCTTGACTTAATGTTACTGTAGCTATTAATAAAGCTATTGATAATAATAGTGTTTTCATTATATTTGATTTATTGTTTGTATTAATGTATAAATTAAGTGACTTACAAATAACACTCCTAGTATTGATGCTATAAGTGTCAATATATCTTTTACTGATTCATCTGTGTCTACCATTTTATTTTTGTTTTATTTTTTTCTATCAGCAATATCTTCGTCTGATAATTTAGTTATTGGTATTATTTTCACTAACTCAGATACAATTCCAAAAGGACATCCAAAGTTAATTTTCTCTTTATCGTTACTTACTTTATCAATGTTACCATAGATTCTGTCTTTAACTTTAGATGTATTGAATATCTTTATCTCTGTTTCATTATAAATAACAGTAAGGGTTTCATTGTGATTAAATGAATCTTTAGTCCATCTAAAATACTTATCACTATAATCACTGTACTCAAATTCAATACTCCCACTGTCAGCAGAGGTATTGAATCTAAAAAACAGTTCTAGAATAGTGGTTACACTCTTCATTGAAATCATGTATTATAATTCATAGTTAAATACCTGAGAAGAATTCTCATCTTCATAGAATTTATAATTATGTAAAGCTGTATTAACTTTATCTTTACCTCTCTTCATAAAGAATTCAGAGCAAGTATAAATACCTATATCATAAGGCTCTACAGTCTGTACTACTACAAATATAAACTCTTTATTGTTAAGAGAATTAGTGACACTAGCTTGTATATCATAACCTAATTCATTTGCATCATACTTGAACTTACTTAAAGGCTTAGATGTAGTTTTTAAATCAATAGATACAAAGTCAGTATCGTAATCTATAATACATAGACCGTCGAACTCTTCGTCATATCCATTAGCAATACCTTTTACAGTAACCTCTGCTTGACCGTCAGTAAAGTAATCTTCAATTATTCCTGTAGCTTTACACTTTCTTAGAATCTTATTAGCAATAGCCATATCTTTCATAGATACAAACTCCTTGCCTTTATTGTCATCTGCAACAGCTGATAACCAATCTTTGTATTTCTTAGTAGAACTAGGTCTAGCTCCACCAATTTCTTTACAAATATCTCTATCGTCTATAATTATGTATCTTTTAGAGAACTCATCTGGTTCTAGTATCAAGCAATGAACTAGAGTACCTAATGTCATTGATGCAGTTGTAGACCATTTCTTTTTTAAGTATGAAGTTAAACTAGATACACTTACGAACAGCTTTTTAAGCTGTGAGGGAGAGAAGTAATCTCTCCCATGTCTTAGCTCTAACATATTATTTACCTGTATATATAGTTGAATCTTTCTCTATAAACTCTCTGTAAACTGCATTGTTTACTTTGAATTGGTGATTAGAAGACTTACATAAAAGTATTCTCTGTACAGTACCAGCTTCTGTGTAGATTGTATTAACCCACTCAACATCTGTAGCACCTGTCACAGGACAAGACCATCTCGGCAAACCTTTCTTAACACCTTCATGACTAATAGTTCCCATATAAGGTCTTAGTTTCATATATAATTCTTCTGTAGTAACGATATCTCCAATGTTATAATCTACCATCTTTTGTAAATACTCTTTCTTTTGAGATGGAGTTCCATATTGAATCATTTTCCACATTCTAATACCTTCATGTGATTGCTTTAATGTTAAGCCAAAATACTTAGCCATATAAGCCATCGAGTAAGACTGTAGTTTAAAGACAGTTTTTACTTTTCTGTAGATATCAAATGATTTTACAAATCTATTTAAAGGCAGACCATGATAAGCGGCTCTAGTAGCTACTAACTTATTATCGAATGAATTATTGTTTTGACCAATTACCATATCACATTGATTGTAGTAAGTCATAAACTCAGTCATCATCTTTTTATCACAACCATCTTTCCATGTTAAAGCATACACTTTATCTTCTCCAACATATTTCCATGCTATTGATATAATTCTAGTCTGACCTTCTATTCCCTCTACTAATTGTGTATGGTTAATATAAGTCTTACCTGTTCCCCAGTGTTCTATTCTAACTAAAGATGTTTCGATATCATATACCATAGTTTTACCTACACCACTTTTACCTTGTCTAATTTTCTTTTTCTTAACTTTTACATCAGGAATAGTGCTGTTAGTTAAAGCTCCTTGTGCTAAATATGCTCTGTATTCTGATACAGCTCTTTTTACAGTATCTTCATTTCTTCCAGCAAACGAATCTGCTAAACTAAATTCGTATATGTCTTTAATCTTGTTGTTATTTACATCTATATTATGCTTTTTTAAATAACTAAATACCTCGTACTTTAATCCTTTCTTACTCATGATTGTTGTTTTAAATTAATTTAATTACTCCGTTTTCTATAGATAATTTTTCGAATGCATTATCACCATCTCCGTCTCCTAATTGTGCTATCTCTTTCTTCATATCTTCGATATAGTAAACTCCATGGCTTTCACCTTTTAAAGCTCTTCTAGTGTCTTTGATTGCGTCAAGTATAGCTGTAGATGTTATTAAACTAAAGTAAGTGTATGCTGATGCGAAATCTTTATTATACTTAAATACTTTTAACAATAACATATCTACTATCTTAGGCTTGATAATGAACTCAACATCAAACTCTGAGAAACGATATTTTAATCCTCTTCTATAAACTGACACCTCAGCGAATAGTAATATAACAGAACCAAGCTCTTCTGTGTATTTTCCTAATGAGATAGTCTCCTCCACTGCTTTCTGGATGACTTTTTTATCTAACGTCATTATTCTAATCCTAATCCATTAATAATATTATCAATCTCATTTAGATTAAGTTCAATCTCATACATACTGTATCTTGAGAATTTACTTATTCTTCTAGGACTTAGTCTTAGGTTCTGTTCGCTTATAGCTAAAACAGCTTTAATAATTGTATTCTTGAAATTTATGTTATCCTCTCTATCTATACTCATATCGTCTTGTTCGTCATTATTTTTACTATATTTTACAGGAATATACCCTTCGTCTTTAATTAACTGCTCTTCTGATTTCATTTGTTTAGTTTTAAAATTTCCTTAGTTGCCTAAGTCTATTAGCTGAACACTGTGGACAACCCTCTCTATCTGTAACGTGTGCTGATTTTCTTTTATGGAATACTCCATGAACAGGACATATAATTTTAAGTTTATTTGAGAATGTTATATCTTCTTCTTTTATTAAACTGTAATCATATTTAACGCCATGAACTTTTTCTGATTGTACTACTAAGTAATGATATCTGTTTACAACTTGTGTTCCCTTAGGACTTCTCATTTGTTTTAACTTAGACATTTTTAATCTGTAGACAACTCCATCGTAATCTGTACCTGTAAAGTAGATAGCTCTTAAACCATTTGTTCTACTTACTTTTAAAGAGAAATCAACTAAGCCAAATCTAGTAGCGTATCTTTGAGCGATTCTTCTATCTTCAGCCTCAATACCTATCTTTTTATCTGCTCCCATTTCTCTAACTCTTTTTTAAAGAACTTACCTAATACATTGTCATTAAGCCAATTACCTTTAGGATTTAATACATCTAAATTAAACATATATTTAATCTCTAAATAAGTTAATTGTTTAGGTGTATAAGACCAATCTAAAATTGTTTTAGTATGACATTCTCCGTTCTTTATTCGTTGTTTAACATCTCCATTAGATGATTCGTAAGTTCTCCAATTACTTTCTTTTACAACCATTTCATAAAGCTTCTTTCTTTTATCAGTGACAAGTGCCGCCTCTTTCTTTCCGAAATTTCTTTTTCTTCTAGAGTAGAGGTTTTTCTTACCTAAGTATTTATCACCGTTATTGAATTCTATAACATATACAAATCCAATAGCATTACCTTGAGGTGCTAAAACCTCTTCGCCATCTTTAAACCAATCCATATTATTTTGTTTTAAATTCTATCTCCTCCTGCTTGACAGGCTTCTCTTTTTTCTCATGAGCAAGTATATCTCTAGAAAACAATTTGTTTCCAAAGGCATCCTTCTCATAAAACCTAGAACTCATGTTATCGTAAAATAAACTAATTCTACCAACAGCACCCATAATTTTAGGTTTTACTTTTAGTATTTGAATAATAGTCTCATTACGTTCATAAGGTTGGTCTGTATCAGGATTAATTAATTCTACTGGTGGTCTCCATAAAGACATAACCATATAACCCTTTCTACTCCACATCATACCACCCATAGTATCAAAGAAAGTTGGTTGAGGATAGTACAACATCATTGTACCATCTTCTCTCTTCTTTGTTAGCATCTGCATAGCTTTCGTATGGATAGCTATAAATGTGTGAATGTTTTTCTCTGAACTAAATTTCCTAACCCTTGTTAGAAATGAGCCTAAAGCTATATCATCTCTCTTGTTATCTGGATTAAAGTTTAATTCAACAATAGGGTCAATAACTATTGCATCAATCTTGATATTATCTTCTTTTTCGATATCCTCTACAGCTCTGAAGAATCCTTCTGCATTTAAATCTTTTAAACCACTATCAATAATATAAAAGTGTTTTGCTAAGAATGCATAGGCATCTTCTACTTCTTTTTCAGTTGCATTAGCTACATTAGGAATATCATGTCTTAGGTATGGTTTACGTAACCTTGCCCATAACATCTCAGCATACAAGTCAGTTGGGCTACCGCCCTCAGGACTAAATATTGCTATCTTGTAATCACTATGCTCTGCTAGGTTTAATAATACTTCATATAATATAGCTGTCTTACCTACTGCAGGTGAAGCAATTATAAATGTCATACTACCTTTCTTAACAGAATACTTCTCATGAAAGTTCTCGAAGCCTACGTGGTTTCCACGCTTTAAACCATTCTCTCTTAGAGAATCTAGATTAGCACGAACACTATCAATTCTGTGTACGTTCTCATTGTTTGGTTTGCTTTCTTTTAAATCTATCATAATTATTTACTTATTTTAAATATCCTTCTAATTCTAATAATGAATCTAACTAACCTCATAAATAACTTTCTTTCTTCTAAACTCATAATGGTTTTAGAATCAAAGTCTTCGCTACCTAATGCTGCTTTTCGAATCATACCCTTAACATTTGTGTATATCTTCATCTTTTGTGTTAAAATTCCTATATCTCCTTTTAAGTCTGCATCAACTATAGTGCTACTATCTGATAATAACCCTGTTAGTTCTTGCAATTCTTGTATCTCTTTACTTATTAACCCATCTAATCTATCGACTAATAGGTCATGACTTACTTTACTCATAATGGTTTTTTATTTGTTAATATTAAATCACCTATATCATCACCATCTTTAGACGCTTCAGATTCTTCCATAACCTTATTAACACTTATACCCATTGGTTCTAATTTAGTTTTCCATAAATCATAACCACCTTTGTCAGGAATAGCGTCAACACCTAAGCCTCTAAGTACTGATAACTTTAATGGGCTTAAATTACTTAAACCTCCAGTAGCTATAAATAAATCACTACTAAAAACAAGCGATGCTATAAGACAAGTTTTTTCACTTTCAACTAGATATATTGTTCCTTTGCTTCTATCAAAACCCTCTATAAGATGTTCTCCGAATAAGCATTGCTCTAAAACAAAGTCATCTAAAAAATTATGGCTCCAATATATTCTTGAGTAAGGCTCTTTAATTCTTTTACCGTTTGTACCGTATTGAATTATTTTACCTGTTCTAAACCTATTGTCTGTATCTTTTTGATAAAAGACTGTTGAATTTCTCCACTTTTTATCAGTAGACATAACTAGGTATTTACTAAAAACATTTTTTACCCTGCTTTCCTTAAATCTAGTTATTAAGTACTTGTATAAATTGTCATTGAATTGCTCTGTATATACATCTGATTCCTTTAGGTATGTGGTAATAGGAGGCACGTACTGAAAATTGCTTACAACAACTTCGTTGCTCTCAGGTTTCTTGTGATAACCACAACTTGATTCTGAATTACATCTACCAGTATCATCTCCTAAATAATTACCATCGTTATCAATGTATTTAGCAAAACTCTTCTTCTTATTACAATTAGGACAAGTATGTCTTGAGGTCTGACCTTTGTAAGGTTCTAACTCATATTTAAACTTATTCATATTTATAGTTTTACATTAATAATAAGGGGAGGTAGGGAGCCTCCCCAATTGAATTTGGTAAGTTAATACTAGAAAGGTAAGTCATTGTCACCGTCATCTAAAGTTACATCATTCGATGCTACTTGAGCTTCTCCACCAAATACAAACTCCTTACCACTTGATTTAAGGTAGTTTTTAGGTGCTTTAGCGGCACGTTCGTCCTTACTTTGAGACTCTACTACGTAATGTGTATTACCATAGTCATCTGGAGTTTTTCTTTCCATTACAGTCATACTATAATAGTGAGAACCATTTGCGTTAACTTTGATTTTTTCTTTGTTAATCATTTTAACGTCGATACTAATGTTGATAATTTTACTCATAATTGTTGTTTTTAATTTAATTAAGATAATTCTCCTTTTGATTTTAATAAATCTACAAGACCTACTACTTCAGAGTACTTTTGTTGGCTCAAGAAACCTAATAATTGGTTCATATCCTCGATGCTGTAAGTTACCTTTGTAGGTTCTGCTTTTTCTTCTACTGCTTTTGCCATTACTTGCTTTTTAGTTTATTCATTATATAATCCAAAACTATTACCTCATTATTTTGAGATTCATAGTTTCTCCTTAATATATCATTACCAATCTTAGACGGTATAACGCCCTCAACTTCTAATAATATTTCTTTCAACTTGTTTACAGCGAAAAAAGACTTAGCATATATCTTATTCAATGCTCTCTCTCTTATTTGCGCCTCACTTAGTTTATCCATCTAGTTTTCGTTTGTCTTTATTTGACCTTCAATTCTATCTACTACTCTGCTGTAGTTAGCCATATTAATATAAGTTCCTTCTGAATAGTAATCTAATGCTATAAATGCGTCTAATATAGTTTCTAAGTCATCAGTTGTAATAGCCACAAGATTAGGTGGTTGTACTTTTTCAAACCTATCAATCCTATAAGATTTAAATCCTTTATTTACATCACATTCATTAACAGTTATAGCACTGTGGCTAGTAACTCCACCAAAAGTATCTTTTACAGTATAAGTTTCACCTTCCACTAAATAGCCAGTTGCACTTGTGCAAATAACTTTGTCTCCTGTTTTTAAAGTCATTATTTATCGTTTTTATTATTGTTAAACATATCTATCTGAGCCTTATCTGTATCTTCAGCTATAGCTTTCTCTTGAGCATCTCTAATTGTTACACGTGCTTCTGAAGCACCGTCAATTATATTGGCTAGGTCTGAACTATGATTCATAGCATCCATTAAAGCAACAAGCATTGTCATTGCATTATCTATATTAAAATCATAACTCACAACACCTTTGTCATCTACTTCTACTAGGATTCTATTTGCCATCTCGTTCTATTTCTTTTTGAAGGTTAGCTAATGCTCTCCACGCTACTTTAGCTGAGTGCCTAATTCCATCTGTATCAAATGTACCTGCATCTAATAAATGTCTAGCAAGTGCATCTAATTCATCGCCTGACTTACTTCTATCCCAAGCCAATGGCTCATTAGGATTATGTTGTTGCTGTCCTACGTAACTGCATTTAGCTACATCATTAATAGCATCTGGAAAGTAAGCTAGAACTCCTGTAAATACAGGTGTTGCTTTTCTCTCACTAGCTATATCAGGTAAGTCACTATTTTTAAATTCAGGTACAAATGTATATTCGTAATTAATACCATTATTACCATTAGTAGCTATTGCTCTATCTCTTCTATCATGGATGTCATTAATGTCATCTTCAAGCTGTCTCCATTTGTCGTAACTATTCATTTGCTTCTAGTGTTTTAACCGCTATAGCATCTGATAATGCCTTAACTACAAGAGTCTTATTAGCGTTTGGTGAATACTTTGGTAATTGCTTCTGTACTGAATCAAATGTACCATCTTCTACATACTTTAACATAGCGTCTTTAATAGCAGGTGTCATCACTTTTAATACAGGTGCAGACGGTCTAGTAGAACTATTAGCGTCATCATCTTTATCTATTGATAATCCTAATACAGCACCTACAGCATATCTCATCATGTAAGTAATAACTGAGCCACGTGCTTGTGGGTCGTCTTTAACAGCTTTCATATAGTTCATTGACTGATAAAATTCACCACTAGAATGACTTAGTCTAGTAATTAATCTATTGTCACCTACAGGAAAGTGCGTTACGGTTAATCCAGCTTTCTCTAAAGGCTCTTTAATAGCTTTTAAGATAGTTGGTAGGTCTGCATAATTACTCTTAAAGAAAGGGTTCTTAGATGTTTTACCAACCACTCCCATTTCTTTGTTAAAGATTAATAAAGCACCAATAATGTTTGTTGTTTCTTCTGATGTTTCAAATACAACAGGGTAATCAAAATTTAATTCCATATTTATTGTTTTTAATTAATATTCAAATTTACTACTTTTTTTTTACATAGGCATATAATTTATGTTAAACATTTGTTAATTATCTATTATCTCTGTTATAGGTTTTTAACATTTCCTTTTTAACTTCTTCTCGCTTTAACAATTCCTCAAATCCTTTATAAGAACCGTATGAATTATTACCTGATGAAAACGATACCCTATAAATAGCTGAATGTATTTTCTGATATCTTTGATTGTTAATAATTTCTACAGGTAAGTACTTAGATTCTATTTCGAAATAACCTAAATTAAATGAAGCATTTGGACTAGAGAAATGCAGATAACTGCCTCCTTTTTTAAAATCAAGTGTCCATCCTAATTGCTGAAAGTCTCCTTGAGCCTTGTTTTTAAAATCTTCAAGAATATCTCTGTAGGTTGATTTAATAGCTTTATTATGAAGATTTAGTTCTGCAATCGCATTCTTACCTTTTTGATGTTCACTAATTATAGAATCAATGTCTAAAAAAACACCAACACAATTAGTCTCTGAGTTAATTTTTTTGTAAGCATTTTTTAAAATACTTATCGTTTCTTTTTGTTTACTTGTAAGCATATCTATATTTATTTAATTTGTTAAGAATTCATATAATCGTAATCTAAGCATCCGAAGCAATAGTAAGCATCGGTAGTACTATCGTATTCTAACTCACCACCACAATAACTACAATCTGATTTTGTTTGCATTGGTTTATCAGTTTTTACCGTTTCAGAAGGTGAATACCAATCACTTATCTTATAATCTCCAGCATTGAAAAAATAATCAGTATAAGGCTCTCTAAAGTATTCGTTTACAAGACCATCTGAATATGCTGATTTAATTATATCTCTAAACAATAGTGATGTAAGTATCAACTCATCAATAATAACATATTCGTTATCTGAATGAGGCTTGTAATAACCACAACTAAAGTTAGCCATAGCTACCTCTAAGCCATTGTGTGCTAATTGCATAACATCTGTCATACCACCACTAGTAACTAGTCTAGAGTAATTATCTAGGTCATCTGAAATAACTTCAAGAAAATCACTACCAAACATCTTGGTGCCTGATATGTTATTAACTACATCATTATAGCCTTGTCTGTCAGCTTGTAGTACAAAGGAAACATCTTTAAAGAATTCCATGTCACAAGCACTTGAGCCTACACAACCAATTTCTTCATCTACAAAGAATGCTACTTTTATATTATCTTCTCTAACTAAATTATCAAGACAGCAATATATACCATTGTTATCATCTCCACCAATACCTGTTGGTCTTTTTAAAGCTAAGTCAATAGCGAAGAATTCTAAACCATTGTTTAATACAAGGTAATCTTCATCAGGTATAATATCATGAACAGTATCTATATGAGAAACTATACAAGGATAAGTATCTGCTCTACCTTTAGTTACATATATATTACCACTATCGTCACTTTCTATATGTATTCTATCATCAACTAAGTTAGCGATAAAATGATATATAAAAGACCTCATTGCTTTCATATCTCCAGATGTACTTTGTACATTGAAAATAGCACTCATTAATTCAATAGAACTATTACGTTCTTTTTCGCTAATCTCTAGATTAGGAACATTTTGTGTATATTCTTTCATAATTTATATTTTATAGTTTACCATCCACAATCATCATCTTCATCTTCGTCATAATCATCTTCATGATATCTTTCCTCGTTATCACCACCCTCTAATATACCCTCGGTACTTCTAGCAGCATAAAAACCAAATCCTTCTTCGTTTCTAACTTGGTCATTATCTCCCCATGCAAAAGTATCCATATAAGGCACATAGTCATATTGATTAAGGTTTATATCCATTTCAAAATGTAACTCAATCTCCTCTTTTGTCATAGGTGATTTCCATAATATTTCATTATTATAAGATTGATATCTTTTTCTGTAATAACCATTATCTCTAGCCCAATCTTTAAATATAGAATAAACTGATTCGTCAGAATAAATCCTATCCATAATATATACTATATCTCCAGGATGAAGACCTTCGTCGTCTAGAACCTCATCACCTGCATATTTAGCTGTATGCCATAAAATAGCACGACCTATAATCAAATCGCTTTCTTCATTGACAAGTATAATCATTTTAGCGTGGTCTTTATACACTTCAAAGAAATTACCGTCTGTTGCATCATCACCTCTCATACAAGAAGAACCTAATGAACCTGTATTAAAGCTATTGTCGTATTGGTCACCATTATAGTATTTATCTATATCTTTTCCCTCTACAACTTTTAACACAAAGTCAGATACTTTTAAATTAAGCCTATTAGATGCATTCTTAATAGACTCATCACTTAGAATCACGCTGTGTAACTTAAAAAACTTTTTAATACCTTTGCCTATTCTCATTTCGATAATCCTACCATGATGCTCGTACTGAATCATACCATCTGTTTCAGATAACATAAGACTATGAGGTTTTCCTGGAAAAACGTATTTTGGCACAGTACTAATAATAATACTTGCTAAGGTATGGTTTAACTCTTCGCTTTTAATTGTTTTATTTAATCTATAAGAATGATTGTAAGAAGGATTATAATAACCATCATCTTTACGTTCAAAACCTAATTTAGTTTCAATATACTCATGAGTTAGTTTTCTTAACTTTTCGTAAGTATCATGATTGTCTACGGTCTCAGTGTTTCTGAAAGTTGTTAACTCACCATAGTCCATTGATAATATACTTTGATTAGAAGTTGTTCTACTAGACATCATTCTATGACCATGAAATCTATTAATTATTCTAATTCTTTTTTCGCAATATTTAAAGTGTTGATGACTAGATACTTTCTCTTCCATCCAACCCATTTTTCTAGCTGTATCTGAGAATGCAAACTCTAATATCTCTAAATATTCTTTCTTTATTGCAGGTGTTAATATTCTATAATCGAAAAAAGTTCTTCTTTCGTCAATCATAGATACACCAATACCTCCATTTTCTTCGTACTTACATCTTTGTGAATGTGATAATTTTGCCATAATTTCTAATTTTTTTAATAATTAATCTATAAATAAAGCACATAGCAAAGCTACACCGCCCATTGTTAATAATTTTAAAACAAATAATAATTCTTCTTTACTGTTTCTAAATATTTTTTTCATAATTTCTAATTTAATTATTCCGAGGTCGGAATTTTTTATCGATTAGACAGTTTTTGTCAATCTATCAAATTTAGCTCGTGAAAGTGTTTCGCAAAAAACTATTATATTTTTATGTTCACTCATATACTTAATACCTGCTTCGTGAAAGCTATTTAAGCGGTGTTTAACGTCATTAGATGCGTCATCGTATGAATAGAATGGCTTGTAAGTATCAAAGCCTCTAATAGCGAAATTACTAAAGTAGTATCTATTCTCAAACTTATCTCTTGTATCAATCCAGTAAGCATCACTAAATGCTTTATACGTATTTCCTGCATCAGATTTCTCTATCATTTCAATAATGAAAACCTTATCTTCTCTTATATCTAAATTTACCATTACTTTTTATATTTTTTATAAATTAAGTTCAAATCATTTGCAACGGTTCTAACGTGATTAGATGTAGTTTTAGACCACCAACCTATTTCTGTTACAAAAGTCCCACACAAGTCAGCTACGTGAGTCTCATAGCTATATACCTTACCTCCAATTGATACACAATTAGGTGAATGTCTCTTAAGTTTTATTTCTCCCATTTTTTAATGCTTTTTTAGTTGTCATTGAATCTATTTTATCTACTAATTCATTACCAATCATAACAAAGTATCCTGAAGCAAAAATACTTCGTCTACCGTTACCATCGTTTTCTATTCTAATTATATCATCTTCTGCCTTTTTGACAGCTGAATCTATAGCAGTTGTAATAAAGTAATTCTCGAATTCGTTAAATTTTTTCATGATTAATATATTTTTACAGTGTTACATTTTACGAATATTGTTCTTTCGTATGTTTGGGTAGTATATTCTTCTTGACATACTACATATTCTTCTGATATTAACTCAGAATTTTTAAAGCCATCAGTATTTACAAATTGATTATCAAAGATTGTTTCAACACAACCGCAGTCATCAATTACATTATTCTCACAACTTGTGAATATACCTACTAATAATAATAATACTACTGTTAATTTTCTCATAATTTCTAATTGTTTAATTTATAACTTGTGTAAATCTCTCTAACTACTATTTCTTTACTGTGATTACATACATTTATAGCATGATTTCTTGCATCTGCTAAACTGTGGGCGTTGAAAAAGAATATCTCAAGACCATTGATAATGATATATTTATTCATTGTTTCTATTTATTTATAGGTGAATTATTATTTATACTTAATTTCTTGATATTTATATATATAGGTGTTATTCTACGCATCGCTTTTATATTTTTATAAGGATGTGAAATTTTTAAACTGATAAGACCTTTTTCTTTTAAAGAACTCATTACTCTTGAAATACTTTTTGTACTTAACCTCATCATATCTGCAATAGTTTGATTTAATTTATAATATACAGTATCATCATCTTTACATATATTACATATATCTGATAATACAGTTTTCTCATACCAATTCAAGTCTGAATACAGTATTAAATCATCTATTAAGAATCCGTTTTTAAGTTCATTTGTATCTACCATTATTTCTAAATTATTATTAATACAACGTATATGAGACTATTTGTCTTATATAGTATAAGTCTATTGGACTATTTGTCTTATATATTTTATCTTTATGGGACTATTTGTCCAGTATAGTATAAGTCTATGAGACTATTTGTCCTGTATATTATAAGTATATGGGACTATTTGTCCTACACAGTATATTTCCATTTCCTAGCTTTAATCTTTAAATTAATAGTCTCCATAATCTCATCGTGCATACCATCAGGTATAGACAATAATAAATCATCATAAGCAACACGTAATCTATCTAATCTTT